TGACCTCACACGCGTTGGCTTCTTTCGTGCCTTGAGACAACGATGTAATGCGCTTGCTGTGCTTGACCATTTGCAAAGCAGCGTTGCAAATACCGACTTCACTTGCCATGAACTAGCGCCCCCTGGGCTTGCCCTTGCCTTTACCCTTGCCCTTACCCTTACCTTTGCTTTTGTCGCCGTTATACGCCATGTGAGACCCCTCCTATGCCGCTTTAGGCGGCGGGTTAACGCGTTTTGCAGGTTTCTGAGGCGGCTTAAGGCCCGTCTCTGGCTCGCTTATTAGCTGGCCTGTGCTACGCCACTCGCTAATTTGGACCACGCCTGTATGCGTGGACGTGACATTCAGAACTTCGAAAACAGCTTTGTACCAAATACCAGCTGAAGGCTCTCGCACGCAAACATACAATTCATCGCCTGGACGCAAATAATTAGACGACAAAGAGTGAAAATAGTTGTCCCCCTCTACGTCAGCCATTGTGTGGTCCGTAACGGTGTACTGAAATATTGTGGAAAACTTCAACCTGTTTCGATATTCAATCAATTCAGGCTTTGCTTGTACCGGCATAAAACCTCCAAACGAAAAAAAAGCGGGGGCCGAAACCCCCGCCACATTAGGACTATTAGTCCCCGTCAGTTTCTGCGATGGCGGTGCCATCCGAAATATCGACGGTAGTCCCGTCATTTGACAACACAATGCACAGGTTCATGGTTGGCGTGTTCGTGTCAGACACGATCATGACGTCACGCACCTTGAGCATATCCACGGACTCGCCCGTGAAATAGCCTGCGGTATTTACCGTCGCGATCGCGTCAGCAGACGCGTAGTGCCAAAGCGTGAACCCATCACCGTAAGCCAAGGCCGACAGGCCAGAAGCTGCATATGCCATGTCTACCTACCTCCTTAGCTGGTTGCGATAGCAGTGGTGTCATTAAGGTTTGCCTCAATAACGCCAGTGTCATCAATCATGACCGCATTGCCGCTCATCATATGATTAACGAAATGCGACGCGCGGTCACCGTGCCATGAAATATCCGCCGCAACAGACTCATTTTCTGCTGCGTTACCCGCATGAGCACCGCTGGCATAGCCAACAGCCATCTTGTGGTAAGCGAAACATTTGGCAGTAGAAGTGCCGCGACCTGGAAGACCAGGATGCATGCACCATTTCACGCCCATCCATTCTCGGAACTTACGATGACCGGGGGCACCATCGTTGAATGGACGGCCAGCCTCATTGACATAGTCCTGGCTAGCAAACGACTCGACTGTCATCGCTTGAGCATAAGCACGAGGCGTGAGCACCGCGTAACGCATGCCGTCATTCGGAACAGAATTGGCGTCAAGCGCCTCAACCATCTGAATAAGCGAAGACTGAATAGCCGCGTAGGACGTGACAGTAAACGTGACCGTGCTTTGAGTCGTTGCGTCCATTACCGTAAAAATTTGGTCATCGACTTTGCGACCCAACGCATACGCGCCAGAGCGGGCATAAGCCATGCGTGCATCGATGTTGGTTTTAGCCTCATCGAGCAAATCGACCCAGTCACCTGCGTAAAAATCTTCCAGGGTACAACTAGGCTGAGTATGCACAGCGTTCATCGGGGTAATCTCGCCGTGACGAGATTTCGTGGTTGCGACTCCGGTGCCCAGCTTTTCAAAATAAGCGGTCGAACCAACAATACCGTCTTTTTCGTAGACAGTCGGTTTGATCATTCCGCCTTCGCGCTGGAACACCAAATGTACATCTGCCTCATAGTCAGCAATAAAGGCAGCGTCAATCGTGGTGGACATAGTAGGTTTGTCTCCAGTTGCCCAATTAACAAATGAAGTGCAAACCGCTAGCCGGGGTGGCCTCGCTCTGTGCTTACGGGGTGCCTCTTAATAGAGGGCCGCTTGTCACCTGCTCAGCGCCATCAGCGTTGCATAACGACTACTGTGTAAAAGCACAGGTCGTCTGGCGCGAATATATAGCGCGCTAACATGAAATGCAACAAAAGTCACGAGACACATAAAATGTTGCAGCAGAAGAAATCTGTCCTGCAACAAAAATCACCGCTTTCATTTGCCAGCCGATTTGCCCAAACTCCGCGCCAGCTCTACGAATCCGCCGATTCTTAGTAGGGAGAGGGATAGGGACAGGGATTGGGAGAGGGATAGGGACAGGTATACAAGTCAAGTGTCACATTTGAAACGAATCTATTTTGTGACGCCTCATGTGGTTGCCTCCGGCAGTTTGCCGCTAGGGACCTCGGGCAAATTTGCATTAGGTTCAAAGTTGGCTATGCCAGGGTCCGCAAATTTGCGTATGCTCATTTTTCCTCCCAAGCGATACTGTCTTCAGTGACGACTTTGCGGATGACCCCTTTCTTGACCATCCGGGCAAGCACATGACGATGTGCTCGTTCTCCGTTACGCGGGCCGCCACGGATTGTTGTAAAAAACCCCGACTGCCGAACATTCATGGCTACTTTGCCGGTCCGAATGCCTTCAAGCAGAGCTTGCTCAGCTTTACTTAATTTCACAGTGTCGCCCATTGAAATTTGCCTCTTTGCTAAATGCGTGCGCCCAGGCGCACAAAAAAAGCCGCCAGGGAGGCGGCTTAGGTGCTATTTCTGTGGCGTTCGCTACCCGCGAATAGACTTTGTGCCGTTTATTTGCTCGGACACGCGTCTGCGCTGCTCGCCATACTTTTTCGCCTCATCTCGATTGCCAGCCTGCTGAGCGTCGTACATCTTGCGAGTCAATTCAGCATGCGTTGCACGCAGGTCTTGGCCCTGCTCTGCCGACAAAAACTGGTGCACGGTTTTATTGTCCGACCCGCGCAGGCGCCCTAAATCAGCAGCTATACGGATAAACAAAGGGTTATTACCCAGCTGCGACCCGTCTTTAAGCACCAAATCTGTAATGCCGGGTACGCTTTGCACGGCTTGCTCTGCAGCCGCCATGTTTGCCTTGTAATCGCTGCCCCAATCTTTGCGCAATTGCTCTTCTGCTGCGTCAAGCCAAGCAGCGTCCTGCCTTTGTTGCTCCGCACTGGCAGCAGCGCTGACGCCAAAATATGCATCAACCACGGCTTTAAGCCCAGATTGATTGACGCCAGCAGCGTGCGCAGCCGACAACACGGGAGATAGCACTGATTGCATCGCTTCGCCTTGCCATTGCTCGTCTGTGTAGTCTGCTGGCTTCATAGCAGTCACGTCATAGCCTTCAACCGAATCGGGTACGCCCATCACTTTTCGGAAACGAGCCATGTCCTCTTCGGAGGCATCCTCTCCCGGCATCGCAACGCGCTTTGACAGCATTTGCTCTTTTTCAAGCAACGCATTTGCCGCCGCATCAATTGTGGAATACCTGTCAAAGAACGCTCGCGCTTTAGGGTCTTTGATGCCGTCTCGATAGCTTTCGGCAGCGTCTGTAATTTGTTGCGCATCTTGCGATGCTTCTGGCGCTTCATTTGCGCCTAATCCTGCGTCTCTGCCTTCGGCCGCCTCTGTCGAGCCCATTTCTGCTGCAACTTCGCTCATAACTCATCCTCCGTTTGGGTTGGTAAATCAGTAAGTGGCGCATAAAGCGCTGCTTTTAAGTCATGCGCGACCTCTTTTTTCCCGGCCCATCGCGCCAGCTCATGAGGGTCTGATGGCGGCGGCTTAAATTCGCCGAGTTGCTCTAGCAGCCAAATTAGCGCTGCAGCCGAAGACGGGTGATCGCTAAAAAACGTGTGCCGCAAAGCTTGTGCAACGTCTTGGTCTGACAATTGTCGTGAATGAACGCCAATAGCCGTGCGTGCAAGGTCAGTGTCAGTGTCTATGCTCATATCAGCGACAACTGCTGGCTTTTGGCCGCCATACCAAGCTCAATTAATTCAGCGGCACGACCGCGAAACGAATCAGGATACTGCGCAAAACAATGCGACCCGGCGCCAGATGCTTTCGTCGCCAATTGCTTGGGCGGCAAGCGCCCATACGCCTGCCGGTATCCCTCGCGCAATGCAGCGCCCAACTCCCAATTCATGTGCTTATCATTATCGGGGTAGCCCATCTGAGCCATGAGGTCACGCAACAGAAAACTCACGCGCCCGTCGCTTCCATGTCTTCCATGCCTTGCATTGCGGTCATTGCTGGTGCAGCAGACCCAGCAGCACTAGCCAAACGTTCAGCCGTCTGCATGCCAGCCTCCATCGCTGCCTGCTGCTGCCTTTGCTGCTGCAACGCGTCCATTGCCGAATCGTCCAGCGTCAACTCTGGCGGGAAGTCGCCTGCTTCAGCAATAAATTTGCCAATTGCATCCCAGTTGAAGCGGTCCATAATTTCTGGCTTAACCTGCCCAATAGCCATCACTTTCTGGATGCTCTCAGACACGGTTGCCTCTTCGATTTGCCGCTTGGCCTTTTCGACGGGCGAAGCAAAACGGAAACTAACATCAGAACCCTGCAATGCTTCCGGTATTTCTTC